CGTCACAATCCCGATGAGCGTGTTGACGGCCGTCACAATTGCGTTCGCCTGGGTGCTGGTCGAGTAGCCCCATTTGGCACTTGTGGTTGAAATAGCCACGGTGGTCGCCACGGCGGTCGGCGCGCTCGGCCGGCTGGCCGGCGTGCCGCCGTAAAACGCGATCCGGTCCGAACTGGTTTTTCCGAAGACAAACCCCGTGTTCGCTTCGTTTCTCAGTTGGTGCAAAAAATACTCTCCGCCCATGATCGCACCTCCTAACCGGCCAAGCCGAGCGAGGTCACAATGCCAATCAGGGTGTTGACGGCGGTCACGATGGCGTTCGCCTGGGTGCTGGTGCTGTAGGCCCAAGTTGAGGTGCTGACCGAGGACACCGCGACGGTTGTCGCAACCGCCGTTGGGGCGCTCGGGCGGGCCGTCGGCGTGCCGCCATAAAACGCCAGCTTTTCGGAGCTGGTCAGCCCGATCAATGCGCCGTCGGGCCGGTTGTCGGTGACGATTTGATAATCTGCCATGATGCGATTCTCCTTATTTACTAATTAGTAATTTGTTAGCAATTAGCCCCACACCCGACAGGCCATGCTCGGCCGCTGCACCAGGGAGCCGCACAGGACGTCGATCCGGCACGGGTAATTGGCGCTGTTGATGTCGTATTGCCGCAGAATCCGCATGGAAATGCCGTCCATGACCTCCTGCGCCTTGAAGTTGACGTCGGAGGGCATTTCGAGCTTCGCGGTGGCAAACGTGGCAAACTCAGGATGAAACGCCAGGTTCTGAGGGTAGCCGGTCGAGGCCGTACCGACCACGGTCACCACGGCGTCGGCCTGCGGGAACGCATCGACGGTCTGAAGCGCCGGGGTGGCCGAGGTGTACATGGCCGGGGAAACGGTGCAGGTGGCCACTGACCCTGATCCCGTGGCAAGGGTGGTCACCACGAACTGTTGCAGCGCCCCGGTGCTCTGCTTGGTTTCCGGGTTGACGGCGTACACGCCCGCCACGGTGAACACATCGCCGGACGCAAAGGTTTGGGTCGCGCCCGACAGCCCCTTGACGGCAATCGAGGTGCTGCCTTCGGTCGAAACCGTTGCGTTGACCTGAAGGCTCGAAGACGTGGCGCGGGAGCCGCAGGTGTGGACGGGCACGTTCTGGGACATGAACCAGTCGAACCCGAGCGCCCGGCCGATCTGCCCCTCGGTGTACTGCTTGGAAATGGCCGCTTGGGGGTTGAACAGCGCAATCTGCGCGCCCACGGTGGCCGCCTCGGCCGCCGGATTGACGATCAGCTTCCGTTCGCCGGTCGGGGTGAGGAACTCGCTCAGCTTTTGGCCGGCCCCCAGGTAGGTGGTGGCCGCGCTCGGCGTGGTGCCGGCGGTCCCGACGCTGTTGTAAACCCCTTTGTAGCAGTTCTGGTAGGTGATGTAGTCGATTTCGGCCGCCAGCCGGCTGATGGCCGGTTTGAGAATGGTGCGGCTGAAATCGTCCAGGTTTTGGGCGAGCTCGGCGTCGGTGAAATACATATCGACGCCGCGCACGGTCGCCACGGTGAGGGTGACGGTCTGGTTGACGGTTTCCTGCACGTTGATCGGCCAGCCGGTGCGAACGCTGTACTGGTTCGGGAGCCGGATCTGCACGGTCGAGCCGCGCTTGCTGCCGCCGAACGTGGTTTCCTTGTCGTGCTGCTTGTCGATGTTTTTAACGAACTGGCATTCCGTGTGGAGAATCCGCAGGGACTCCCGCAGGATCGCCGTAGGGTTTAGAAACGTGTTGCTCATGTCGATTTATCCTTTCCTAATTTTTTCCGGTGATTTTTCCAGCCCGCCGCGCTTTCAGCCATTCGTCCATCGACATCTGGCTTTCGCTTTTGGGCGACGGTTCCCGGCCGCCAATCGGGTTCGGCGGCGGCGGGGCGCTGGTCGTTTTTTTTTGGTTGGCGAGTATGGCCGCTTGCAGCTCCCCTAACGCGATCGCCTTTTCAATCGGCGCCAGCCGGCTGATGCGCTCGGCCTCGTCCGGGTTTTTGCCGAGGTGATAGGCGATGTCGGCCGGGGTCTTCGTTTGCAAAACGAACAGGGCCATCTCCGGGTTCATAATGGCGTCCGGCAGGGACCGGACCACCGCGTCGAAATCGGGATATTTCTGCGCCCCTTCCTGGAGGGTTTTTACGCGCCGCTCTTCGACGGCTTTTTGAATCTGCACTTGAGTCTGCTGTTGCTGAGCCTGTTGCCGCTCATGGGCCGCACGGGCTTCCCGTTGCTCGTATTTCCAATCCGTCACGGCGTCGATGTATTTGTCCTCGTCGTACTCGAACTGCTCCCGCGTGGGGCGGGGCCGGGTCAGCACAAATTCGGACAACGGCGGTTCGGTAGGCGGTTCCACCGGCGGGGTGCCGGCCTTGATCTGGCCGATGACCTCGCCCAGCATTTCTTCCAGCTTTTGCGCCCGTCGCTCGGCCTCGCGGCGCTGCTTGGTGACCTCGTCAATGCGCCGCTGGAACCATGGCTTTTTGCGGACGGCGGCTTCCTCCGCTTCTTCGTCTTCCTGCTTTTTGGCCTCGGCCGCCTTTTCGGCGTCGAGTTGCTCCGGGGTCTTCTCCCCGGTGGTGTCTTGGTCTGCGGCGGGCGGGACCGCGGGTGGGGCGCCCTCTGCCGGCGTGTCTGCCGTCAATTCGGTTTGCAACGCTTCTTCTGCCATGTCTTCCTCGCTTGCCCGGTCAAAGCCGGTGAATGAATAGGCCCGCTGTGCGCGGTAAAATGAGGCAAAGAAAAAGGGGATGAGTGGACCCGCATTCCTGCGGGGTGGACGTCCACCCATCCCCTTAATCCCTGTCCCGTGTTCGGCCTGGCCGGGCCTTAGACGGTTAGCCTAAATCGTTCGTTGGATGTTAATTCAAAATCCCAATCTTCCGCAGCGTGTCGATCACCACCATTTGCACCCGCTCGTCGCCTTCCGGGCCCTGCATGGCGGCGGTCTGAGCCTTGCTTTGCAGGTCGATCACCTTCCCCTGGTTGTCGAGCTGCTTACTCTGGAGGTCGAGCTTCCCCTTCTCCATGTCCAACTGGACGCGGGGGTCCGGCGGGGCCGGCGGCGGTTGGCTCAACTGCTTGATCTCGTCCGCGATCTCGGTCGCCTCGGGCCAATCCAAATTTTTCGCCAGGCGCGGGGCCAGCACTTGCGCGAGCGGCGGCAACGCCTGAATGAGCTGCAAAATACCATCGGCGGCCTCCAGGCGCTTGGTTTGATACCCCGGACCGGCGTCAATCGTGACGTCGTAGCGGCCCGCGGTGAGGTCGTTGGCAACCACGTTCCCGCTGGCCGGGTCCAGCACGTTGATGGTGTCCCACGATTCGCGGCCGTCGTCGCCCAGCAAGCGCACCACGCGCTGGGTATCGTAAATCTTCGGGATCAGGTCCACCAAAATTTTCCCGGTGTACTTGAGCGCACGCACTTGGTTATCGGCAAACACGAAGGTCGCCGTATCGCCCTCGCGCTGCCGGGCGATAATCGCACGGCCGCTGGTTTCGTTGCCCTTGGCGCCCAGGCTGGCATCGTAAATGCCGGTGGCGGCCTTGATGTCGTCGGCCGCCTGCATGGCCTCGTTGATCGCTCCCGTGTCTTGGATGCTCGCCGCCTGACGCGCCGGCCGCCCCAATCCGCGGTCATTGTACTTCAAATATGGCATCGGGCGGCGGTGCATTTCCTGCCATTGGCTTTCATGGCCCTCGATCTCGTCTTCCGTCACCAGGTACGGCTGCTTGGGCGACAGCGCGAGCGTTTCAACGGTGTTCGAGCGCGCCCAGTTGTAAAGCTTCTGTGGGTCTTTGGCGAAGCGGGTGGCCGACCGCAAAATCCGCTTGCCGTCGATCCACACTTCCTCCCCCAAACACGGCACCACGGGGATGAATTTGCCGGCCCACTCCTGCGGCCCTTCCAAAATCTGGTTGCCGGCCAAGACGCACCACATCACGCGGTCGCACTGGACGTCCCGGCGTCGGCGGAACGGAATGGGCTGCGGCCAGCCTTCGTCATAGACGAAGTCCACGGCCGGCTGCGCGGGCTGGCCGGGGATCTCCACGACTTGGCCGGTGGATGGGTCAAGGGTTTGCTGCGGCGGGATCTCCGGTTGCGCCGGTTGCTGCAATACTTGCGGCTTTTTGACGGCCACCGTGCGGCCATCGGCCAGCTCGAACAGGTGTTTGGTCGTCTTCTCCTTGTACCAATACTCGGCCACACGGGCCGTGTCTTCGCTGAACCAGTTGGCCTCGGCCTCCCCTTCACCGCCCGTTTCAAACTCCACCGGCTCGGCCGTGGGATAC